ATTAGAAATTGCTCCATTACGAATTGGACAATGTGTAACAATTAAGACTTGATGGTCGTCTGGAATATTTTGCAATGTAGTAATTAGCCAACTAATTTGTTGTTGCATAAAACAAGAACGTTGGTGAGCAACCCAATCTTCAACTGTATCAGGTGCATAATTATATGGCAAATCAAAACTGTTTAAGAAAATCATGTCGATTTTATCTGTTAATGCATAAGTTCCGTACATATTTGTTCTATCGTATTTATTTAGTGTAATATATTCACTAAATTTATTAATACGATGTTCATAAGATTTTTGTGGGTCAAACACTTGTGAAACTAATCTACCACTAAAATCTCGTGCATAACCGGAATTATCATCATGATTCCCTTGAGAAACAGCAAAAGGTTTTCCACTTAATTGTAAGGCTTCAATTGCCATATCAACATCATTCATTGTATCTTGAATAGGTGCTTCACCATCATCTAAATCGCCATTATGAATCGTCATTTTCACAGAACTATTATTTTTAGCAAAATAAGAAAACGCTTTAATATGACGAAGTGCTGGTACCGTGTGCGCAGTATCATTTCCATATCCCGAAACATGAGTATCGGTAATATATCCAAAACTAACTGTTCCACTGTTTTGAATTGCGGCTAATTTAGAATTTAGTGATGAAAAACCGGCTTGTTCAACTGCATTTGGAACTAAATCAACTTTAGGGTCTTCAGTAATTGCAGTTGGGTCAGCTCTTAAAATTGCTGGCACATCGACAATTTCCGTTGATGCACTAGAATCAGTGGTATTTGTTGCAATATAAAAATGATTAGAATCTTGAGAAATACTTACTTCATTACCAGTTGGCATGCCTGATTTATAATCAAAAGAATGTGAAAATATAGGAGATTCATTAATTACATTATATCCAACAACTTTATGAGTATCTAATATCATATACATATTTGGATATTTTAGAACAAAATCACTAACATTTCCAGAAATTCCTAATTTGCTATAATCAGAAATATAGTAAAATGGATTGGTATCATCTGAATTATCTTGAACAATGAGGATTTGTTTTCCAGAAATTAATGCAACCATATTGTTAGATGCGTCATAATCAAAATGATATGATTGAGATAAAGCCATTTTTTGTGCTGTAACTTTAGTAATATCAATCATTGAATCATTTGTGAATGTAAATGAAACAATACCGTTTGTTTCACTCATCATATAAATAGTAAAACCATCAGTGGCAAAATCATAAGTGTAAATGTTATTAATTGTCATCGTTGTTACTGTTTTACCAAAATCTGTAGTGCGGTGCAATTTATTTCCTTCAATGAAATACAAGGCTTTTGTAGATGCATCATATCTTATTTTTTGAATATTGTAAGAACTTATCCAAGAATTGTTTGGTTTTTCATCAATCGTAATTTGTGGAGTATCTGAAATTGCATCCAAATCAACATTTAGTTGTAAATCACCAAAAGTTGCTTCATCAACACCTTGTAAATATCCACCTTTTGCACCATTATCCCATCTATTTATCCAATCGACGTTTGGAGTTCCATTTGGATTATTTAGTGACCACAAAAATGCTTGAGGAGTACAATAATTAGTAACATTTACAGAATTAATGAAAACTTTACCAATTGCCCGCTTATATTCTTCATTTTGTCTAAATGAAGTTCCGTCAGGTGTTGAAATAGTTGATGTTAACAAAGTAATATCATTTTTAGCTTGAGTAATTAAATTGTCAATATTATTATTTAATTCATTTCGCAGTGCTTGAATTGCATTTGGTGTAACAACTTTAATAGGTATAAATTCACCAAAAGTAATTTTAAAATTACGATTTGCTTTACTTTTTTCAACTTGAATAGCACGAGCCGTAATCGTAATTGCTGGAGTCATTGTATAATCAACGACAGAAACTGTATCACCTAATTTGATATTATAATTTGATGGCACTGTAATTTCGTAATTTGCTCGAGGATGATTATAAACTTTTAGAACTTGATGACCCCACGTTAGTAAAGCCGCATGATTTTTAATCGTTTGTGAAACAACAACACCTTCAAGATAATCATCATTTCCACCATTGTACAAATCATTTGCTTCATTATCAACTAAAAATCCATTTCCACCATTAATATCAGAAATATCTTTACCATTTGCATCACGAACCCATAACTTAGTAATTAAATTACTATCAATAGTTGTTTTAGTAATTCCTGTGATATTTCGACCATAGTAAAAACTTTGCACAGGTGTCTTACTACCAAGTTTATCAACAACTGTACAGATCTTACGTGTAATGCCTTTTCCATCAACCTTAACATATGCTTCAATTTCAACATCATAGGTTTGTAACATTGTTTGTAAATAAGATTGTGCATTATTTTGTCCATCAAAATCAATATTACCAAACATTTGTGATTTTGCTTGCCAATCTAATGTCCAACCAGATGGAGCTAACAGCATTTGGAATGCCGTCTTACCATTGATATTTCTAATTTGTTTTACTGTTGGAATATATTTTGCTAATCGCCAATTTAATAAATTAATACATTGTAATTTATTTACTTGATGCCCCGACATATCAGTGTGGTCATTACTTTCACTCCATATTTTATAAGCATACCACTTATTAGTAACTTCATCATAGTCCATTAAAATATTTCCTAAAACACAATGCTTAGAAATAGGAGAACTAATTGGCACACTAATTTCAAGCGTGCTTTCCCACTCTTTTGAGTTTGCATTTAAGTCACGGCTTGCTAGAAAATTATCAGGGAAATTAACTGTTCCATCAGACGATTGGTCACTATTTGTCGCAATTGCATTTGTAATTGTATCATCAAAAAATGGCGTTGATCCAGCACAATCGAGAGCTGAAATAACCTTACCTTTTTGGTCGCAAATCACATATTTTGTGTCTAGTCCATTTACTCCGCTCATGTACCTAGACCTCCATTTCATTTTATGTATCTTCTATTAAATAATTATATAAGATAGTAATTATTATTAAAAATGCTTAAATAAAAAATATGTTTCGTCCTTTTTATTTTCAAAAATATATGTGTCCAGGCATAGTTTAGATTCACATATTTTTTAATTTCTGTGTGCTATATACAACAGTATATCCATATGTGATTTTAATTAAAAATGCTCAGATGCACACCAGGTAGCACATAATACAGCCTGGACACAAATGTGCTTAATAAAAATATAATTTTATTTGAAAAAAACTTTATTTTTTTGTCATAACTATGTACATTTTTTCATAACATGATATAATAATAATATAAACTAAAGCAATTAAGCTTATAAAAAAATTTTAGGAGATATTCAATTATGAAATACTTAAATGTTAATGATTTAAAAAAGTTTGGTAACGATTTAAGCGGTATGGATTTACAAGTTGCCAATTTTAGTTTTGCAGATTTAAGAGGTGTAGATTTAACTGGTTCTATTTTGAATGGCGCTGATCTACGCGGTGCCAACTTAAGTAGTGTTTGCTTACTAAATGCAGATTTACGCAATGCTAATTTAAATGGAGCAAATTTAAGTAATGCAAATTTAAAAGGTGTAAATTTACTTGGTGCTAGTTTACATAATGCTAACATAAGTGGCACACGTTTTTAAACAAGCAATTCTAAGTTAAATTAAAATGTCACTCGAAATGAGTGGCCTTTTATTTTAAAAAGTCTTATTTCTATCAAAAAAAATATGTACAAATTATTGTTTTAATGATATAATGTATTTATAGAAAAATAAAAGGAGTTTTAAAAATGACAACTTTAGAAATTGATACTGATGTACGAGGTAATGGAGTATATACTAAAAAGACTGTAAAAAGCCTACCAATGTATTTAGGCACTATGAAATTAATTGATGGGATCTGGAATTTAGTTAGTGCTAATGCTGATGGGGATATTGTGGTAGTTGACTATGAAAGAACAGCAACGGAAACATTAAAGATGTTAAATGAAGAACTCAAGCTCCTTAGTTTGGAAGACGTTCAGAAATTAAACGATTTTAATATTAAGAACATTAGCAATATTATTTCTTTTTAAAAAACAGTTAATAAATATCAAAAAATACTATATTGGAAGATAATTCAATCTATTACATGATTAAAGATTTGGAAATAATGATATGTAAAAGCAATGAACAAAGTCATTGCTTTTTATTTTACTTAATTCTTGGTGTATAATCTAAATAAACATGGTCATTATCATTTAATCCATCACCTGTAAATAGTATTGTGTTGGTGTTGCCACCATCAATATTAGGATAGGTTGATGACATATGAATTGGAATAGTTTTATTTCCATTTGTGGCTTCCATATTTTCTGTATCGATTGTTACCTCATCACCAGCCATTGCAATTGGTGTTGGAACAGTATCATCTAAATCTTTAACCTCATCAATTTTCAATGAAGTTAAAGAAGTGTAACAGTTTCGATATGGAACTGCTGGTGATGCTAAATCTTCAGAAATAGGAAACTTCTGCATCATAAGACCAACAGAAGCTAAATGATTATTAGAATATTTTCCTTCATAATCATGCCAAGTTCCACCGGAATGATAAGCTGCTTTACCAGAATATTTTTTACCAGTTTTCGGATTCATACGAAAAACGTCCCACGTATAATCATCGCCATCTTTAGTTAAAATACATTCAACATAAACATCTGAAAAAAGTCCAGTGTTATAGTCGTTTGTTACTTTAGCATATGATTTTGATTTGATAGTTTTAGACTTGACAGTTGTGCGCTTTGCTGTAGTTTTTCCAGATTTACGCTTAATTGTCTTCTTCGTCTTCTTTTTATTGGTTCGTTTTGTTTCTCTAGCCTTACGAGTTTTACGTTTTGTCGGTTTTCTCTTAGACGATTTTGCCTTTTTCTTAGCTGCCATATATGCCCTAATCTTTTTCTTAACTCTAACTTTAACTTTTTTAGTTGTTGTCTTCATAAGAATATCAAAAGTTTGGTTTTGGTCATCAACGATAAATCTTTGCGGACCTTTTGTGACTAACAAATTTTTATGGTTACCATCACTCTTAGTATAATCGGCATTTGGTTGTGCTAACTGGATATAGAATTTAGGAATTCGTCCAGCAGATTGGTCTTTAATTTCAATACGTCCAACAGATTGTCCGTTTTCATTTAAAATTGCAATACCAACTTTGCCCATTGCACGACCATTGTGCTTGCCCTTATATTTTCGATGATGCAACCAAACAGTTAGTCGATAATTTTGTAAAGAAGTTGACATACCAATATATTTCAACATTGGTCCAGTCCAATATCCCTTTGAAATTTTACCAAAATTATATCCACCATCGCTTTTTTTACCCATTACAATTGAAGTTGCTGTTGATGCTGCAGTACCTAAATTATGCATTTGAGTTCCATCTGACCAAGTTGTATCTTCAGCAACTGAATCCCATGTAGAAAGTGTGTTACATGGATCCCAAACAATATTATCATATTTATCTTCTGGGTCGGGAGTTTCATCTGTTGGGTCAGTTCCGACGAACATTTCTCCACCATTTAAAACATATCCAAAATACATACATGAATGATTAGGGATGAAAGTCACGATTGGTTCAGATCCAGTATTTCCACCAGCAGTAAAAGTGTTTTCACTCATTGGCTGCATTTCTGTTGAAATTGGTTCTAAACAACCCCGTGGGTCATTCATTTCAAAAGTGAGTGTAAATTGTGTTGAATTATCATTTTCCAAAAATTCAGGATTAGGAATTTGAGAAAAATGCCCCCAATAAGTGACATCTGGTTGAAAACCAAAAATTAAGGGATATTGAGTGCCAGGTTCATCACCTAAACTCAATAAAAATTTGGAAACATTTTGAACATCAACAGCATGTTCATAAGGTGTATCAGACATCATTGTACATGGGATTGAAATTTGTTTTGCTCCATAATATGTCCCAAGAAACAAATTACCATATCGAGCAGGAACCGTTTCAACAGTTTCATTCATTTCTGGGGCGATAGGCAAAGCAACATGACCAACAATTAAGCCTAAATCATTTCTCGAATTTATACCTCTAAAATCAAATTCATCATATCTTGGCACTGTCATAGTGAAATTTCACCCCTAACTAATTTCTTTGTTTGTTGTGTTCTAGAATTATAGTTATCATACATTTTTCCAACCATTGTATCTGAAACAACTGGTTTATTTTCAATAGTTTTATTAATTCGACTTAATTGCTTTGTTACTGTATCAAGTTTAACTGTCAAATCGGCAACTAATTTAACAAGTGCAGAAATTTCAGCGGAATTTTCGTTTCCGGAAACTCCCATCATTTTCTTTGCCATATTAATTAATTCAACTGACCGGTTTTTGTTAGTGAGTGGTAATATCATTTCTGGTTTATTACCTTCGCTTAAATGAGCAATTTTTTCATTATTACTCAATCCACCATTAGCATACCAGTGATGAGCTTGCCAAAATCTATAAGCACCATTAATGCCGCCATATTTCTTAACATAACTCTTCATCCACTTCAACTGAGTTATTGGATTAGTTCTCCAATCTGAACCAGCACTAGCCATTTTGCCGGCTGGAAGAGATTGTGGAAGTCCGTAAGCACCACTTGGGTTGTGAGCTCTAGGGTTCCAACTAGATTCATGACTAATAATATAATTATACATGCCAAATTGGCTTGCTGGTATTCCAGCTTGTTTCAACCAATGTTTATGACTTCCAGTTGGTGCTTCACTATCTCCACCACCAAAACTTTCAGCTGCCTCAGCTAAAGGTTCCAAAAACTTTTTAACCCATGAAAGAACACCAGAACCTTTAAGTTGTCGTGTAACAAGTTTGGTAAGTCCACTGGTAATATTTTTTGCTGCCTTGTTACCATAACTACCATGAAGTTTAGTAACATCCAACCAACCTCTAGTTGAGGAACCACCATGGTCCCATAATCCTTCGGTTGTTGCACCAATGTGAACGTGAGTACCATCGGGACCTAGTTTAGCAATAGCTTGCCCACGTTTAACATGGTCACCTACGTGCACAAGCAAGTCTGCGCCGTGTGCATTTTTACCATTTAATTCTTGGTAAATCAAACGCAAACGTCCACCTTTAGTACCGATAACTTCACCAACACCATTACTACCTAACCAGCGACCTGGTCCAGCGTCTGTAACTACAGCATCTTCTAATGCATGAACAACTCTACCGCCAGAAAAATCGACACCATCATGAACAGACATTCCGCCAGCAGTCGCACCACGATAGCCGAATCCAGACGTAATATGCCATCCGGAGCCGGGTGTGTGTGCTACTGGACCTCCGCCACCACTTGCACTAG